AGCAATTAAATTTAATGGTGGAGGATTTTACTCAAATGACAAATAATCTAATTGAACAAATAAATAACAAGTGGACACTATCTGCATTAGATAGATGTGATGCATGTGGCTCACAGGCTTATGTTCAAGCATTAGGAACAACAGGCGATTTGCTTTTCTGTGCCCATCACTACGAGGGCATTCTGAATAATGAAAAGGCACAGGAAGCAATGAACCGATTTGCTTATCAAATAATTGATGAGCGAGAACAACTAAGTGAGTGATTATGGAATATTTTATAGGATTTTTTATTTCTATTGTAGCCCTTTCTATTTTTAATAAAAAGGTTAAAAATCAAATAACTACAAAATTAATAATTCCAACATTTACACAAAGTAGAAAAGTTCAATTAATTAAAGATTATATAATTAATCTTTCTACTCCAAAGTCAGAAGCAAAAACACAATCTAAAGAACATGTAAAGAAAAACTCTATTAAGGCTTTTATTGCTGGAACAAATGTTTATTGGATTGAGAATGGTTTTTTGGTTACAGCAAAATTAAGTAACGAGGGAATTGATGAAACAACTAAGAAAAAGGTTGACACATATAGCCTCGATAAGGTAGAATTAGATAAGATAAGTTTTATCGTTGATAAACTAACAGAAGGAAATGAAGATGATAGTAGGAATTCAGGGAAGTAAGACTTTTAGTGATTACAATGTATTCCTAAGAGCAATGGGTGTGGCTTTATCTAGCCTACCCGAAGGAGATACAGAGATTCTTGTTGCATCTGCTGGACCAATCAATATTAACAATATGGGTATGGAGTTTGTCAATATTTCAGAGCGTAGCCTAAAGGCTCGTGGTATTAAGATTAAACTAATTAAGATTCCACCAAGTTGGATTAAGGATAATATCCATAACATTGGGTATTTTGCTTATTTTAGTAAACCAAAAGAGCCTGTGTCTGACTTGGTAGACTTGGCTGAAGCAAAAGATGTTGAGGTTGGCGTTTATCGCTACTAACAGAAAGGTGATTATGTTAATTAAATCACTAGAGAAGATGGAAACAGTTGTAGAAAACAATAAGTTTCTATCGTGGGATGGCTGGACAGTTGTAGAACTGAGAAAGTCTACTATGGCATGGATGAATCCAAATGCCAAATTCATCAATAATGAATGGTATACTACCAATCGTTTTGATGCCGATGAAGATGGCTGGAATATACCTGCTAGTTTGGTAAAGAAGAATGCCAAATGAAAATTGGAAAGACGAAGCCTTATGTAAAGGTGACGATGTTAATCTATTCTTTGATACTTATGAGCAAGATGTTGAGGTCAGAAAAGAAGTAGATTCGCTATGTTCTATTTGTCCTATGGCTCGTATATGTTTTGCAGTTGGGGTATCTCAGAAAGCATATGGGGTTTGGGGCGGAGTTTATTTGGACAAGGGTAAAGTTTCCAGGGAATTTAATAAACATAAGACTAAGCAAAACTGGGCTGACACATGGCAGTTCTTAACAATAGATAAGGAAATTTAATGTATACAATTGAGATGGCAAAGGCTTTTAAAGCAATCAAAGCACCTAAAGGTTTTGGAGTAACTATTTATGACAATGAAAATTTTATTACTGTTCAGGTTAATCCAGAAAAGTTAGTCAACCTTACAGAAAAACAAACACAATCAATTGTTGATTATATAAATAATGTTAAGCAAACTTTTGAAAAATTGGGAGCAACAGTTTTTGTTGTAAGAGATACTTTGGAGAAAACTGATGAATCTAATTAATATTATTTCTTTTTTATTACTTTTACTTTCTACACTAGTATTCTTATATTTAATTGTAAAAGTAAATATGCAAAAAAGAAAATTGCTTGGTCTATATATTCAAAGTGAAATGGATAAACATTTACTTATTCAAAAACTAGAAGAATTGTCAAATGAATTATCAACTGTAAAACTGTCTGAATCGGATGGCTTTATTAAGTTTATCTCTCAATCTCGTGACTGGGCTTTTCAATATATTGAAGAAGTTCAGACCGCTTTAAAAGAGTTTGATGATGAGGTTGCACCAAGACTTGAATGGGCTAACACCTATGGAAGAGTTGCTGGTGATACAGTTCATACAGAAACAATAACAAAAATTTCCGAGGCATATGACAAACTAAAAGAAGTATTGCCAAAGGATAACCAAACGCCTAATAACTAGGCACTAAATAAGGAGAAACAAAAATGAGTACAACTCAACTAAAGGCACTGCTTGCATCATATTTGCGTAGCATCCTATCCGCTGTAGCCGCACTATACTTGGCTGGCGTTACAGACCCAAAGACCCTTGCTTGGTCATTGGTTGCTGCATTGCTACCAGTTGCAACTAGAGCAGTAAATCCAAAGGACAAAGCATTCGGCATTGTTCCATCTGCTGAAGTTGTTGCAGAGGCTCTAAAGGATGTCAAGGTTACTAAGGTACCTGCAAAGAAGACTGTTGTAAAGACAGTTACAAAGACAACACCAGTTAAGAAGACAACTACAAAGAAGTAATCTTAATAAGCATTAAGGGACAGGTTGCAAAATCTGTCCTTTTTTGCTATAATAAATATGTACCTGCCAAATGGGGGTACAAAAAATAACTCGCTTAACAAGGAGATGATATAAATGGTAATCTATACAGACCCATTCGCAACACTTAGTCAGGAATTTGATAAGTTGTTTGCAACACCAGGAATCAACAAGATTGGTTCCACATACCCACCATACAACGTAATCCATTCAAAAGAAAAGAATGAATGGTATCTCGAATTCGCTCTAGCAGGATTTGAAAAGGATGACGTTACAATCACAACAGACAAGAACGTTTTGACTGTTGCTGGTGAAACAAAAGAAGACAAAGAACTACCAGAGGATATCCGCTATGTTTATAAGGGTATTGCTGGTCGTAAATTCACTCGTTCTTTTACCCTGCCAGAATATGCTGAGGTAGCCAAGGCTGAACTAAAGCATGGTATTCTGACTATTGATTTAGTTATCAATGTTCCAGAGGAAAAGAAACCTAAGACTATTACAATTAAGTAAGTCGGAAGTCCTGGGTATGACAGTAAACTGCCCACCTAATAGATATGGTATAATAAGACAATGGAACAATTACTAGAACAAATAAGAAGCCTACTGGCTGATAATGTTACCCTTAAATTTAAAGCACATGGATATCACTGGAACGTTGAAGGTGATGACTTTAAACAATTTCACGAATTCTTTGGTGAGATTTATGAAGATTATGATGGTGCTACAGACACCTATGCAGAATGGCTTCGTGCATTTCAGGCTTATTCACCATATAGATTAACAGACTTTTTTGACATGGCTTCAATTCCAGAACCAGTAATTGTTGGAGACCCACAACCAATGCTACAAGACTTGCTACTATCTATTGAAAAGCATGTAGAAGACTTGGTTGTTGCTAGTGATAGTGCTAATATGAATAAACAGTATGGTTTAGCAAACTTTTTTGCAGACCGTCAAACAATTTCACAAAAATTTCTTTGGCAGATTCGTGCCAGCATTGAGGTAGAAGACTAATGCCATACTCAATCGGTGAACGTGGAACGCATGGATGCTCTGGATATCCTGTAATTAAAACTGCAACTGGTGAAGTAATGGGTTGCCACCCAACAGCAAAAGATGCTGGAAAACAATTGGCTGCTTTACACATTAATGAACCTAATGCAAATAAGGGTGACAATAATGTTAATCCTTCTTCAAGCATTAATCCAACATATCCAGGAGTTGGAATTAAATATCCTACAAGTCTAACTGCTGCTCGCAGAAGCAAAGGTGTAATTCGTAAACCTAAGCGTAAGCGTGTTAGTGGTGGAGATGGTAACGATGCATCAGGTGCAGTATCATCGGGAGGTCCAGGTGGTTCAATTGGATAATGAATTAATTAAAGTTGCTACGGAAGATGAAATGTCTGAGTGGGAATCATTGTCAGAAAGACAAAAAGAAATGGCAGAAGATACTGCTGAAATTGCTATGGAATTTGGAATGTTTAAACAAGATTCTGGTGCTGACGGTGCTCATTATTTTGACGGTTCTAAAAATCCATTTAAAGCAGAAGGTGTAAAATGTTATAATTGTATCTTCTTTAATGAGGAAACAAATCAGTGCATCGTTGTAGAGGGACAAATTGACCCTGAAGGACTTTGTAAACTTTGGGTAATTCCAGAAGATGAACTAACAGAAACACCTGAGCAAGAGACACAGGAAGATACCATGGAAACAGAAAAGTCACTATGGGTTGGAATGTTTGACCCAAGAGGAGTGAATAAAATTGTTTAAAGAAGGCGATTATGTTACAGGAAATACCGTAGAAGGTATGGTAACTGGACAAGTAGAACATGTTATGACTGAAGGTGGAACTTATGGAACACCTGGAACAGAATATGCTATTCAGTCTACATCAGAAAATCCAGCAATGGCTGTTAGAATTTTTGAAGAAGAAGATGGTTCATGGTATCCAACTGCCTACTCCATTGGCATGCTATCTTCCGATGCAACCAAGATTGATAATTTTAATGTTGGTAAAGAAGAAGACGGTGTAGAAAAGGCTGAGGGCTATTCTCCAAATGCTGGTATGAAGGCTGCTGCTGCTCGTGCTATCCGTTGGAAAGAACAGGGTAAGGCTACAGGTGCAGGAACTCCAGTTGGTTGGGGTAGAGCCAGAGATATTGTAGCAGGTCGTTCCATGTCTCTTAGTGTTGTTAGACGTATGTACTCATTCTTTTCTAGGCATGAGGTAGACAAAAAGGGTAAAGACTTTAACAATGGAAGTAATCCATCTAACGGTAAAATTATGTGGGATGCTTGGGGTGGTGACGCTGGTTTTGCTTGGAGTCGTGCTATCGTAAACCGAATGAAGGATAAGGCTTTGTTTGCTGATTTTGGCAAAGATTATTCTAGACATGAAACAATTATGTCTAAGGGTGCAGGTGTAGGAGATATGGTTACTTGGGGTTCTTCTGGCGGTAATGCCACAGGAAAGATTACCAGGATTATTACTAATGGCAAATACAATGTACCTAATTCAGATTTTACAGTAACAGGAACTCCTGACGAACCTGCCGCAGTTGTCAGAGTATATCAAGAAGGTAAGCCAACAGATATAGTTGTTGGACATAAATTATCTAGTTTAAGGAAGAAATAAATGAGAGAACTAATTCACTTTAGTGCCACATGGTGTCAGCCATGCAAACAAATGCAGCCAGTGTTAGATAAGTTTCTTAAAGATAATCCTGACATTGTTTATACTAAGTATGATGCTGACGAGGATGTAAGCGTTTTCCAGGAACACCAGATTAGAGGAGTCCCTGCCTTTATTGGCAAGGTAGACGACAAGGAAACCTTCCACAAAGGCACAGCAACAGAAGCCAGACTTATTTCGCTATTTGCTTGACAAACCCTGTCGCATACGGTAAAATATATATATGAGTAAACCAGATTGGGCTACACGCCTACAAAATACATTTAAACGTAAGTATGATAAAGGCTATGAAGATGGCTATAATAAGGGTTGGAGTGAAGGCTTTGAAACTGGCAGAAAGAAAGCAATCGCAGAACAGCGTAAAGTAATCATTGCTGCTATTGAGAAAGACCTCAAGAACAATGGTCAACACTATAATCCAGGAATTATTGCTGGAGTTCATTCCGCCATTAGTATGATTAGAAAGATTAGATAATGATTAAATCAGTTAAAGTTGGACCACAGAAGTTCAGTGTAGTTGAACGTGATAGTGGCGAAGATGGTATGTTAAATGATGGTGCTTATGGCTATACCCTTGACGGTAAGAACCTAATTGTTCTTGCAACTGGTCTTGGCAATGGTAAGCAACAGGTAACACTGCTACACGAAGTCCTACATGCTATCCGTATGAACTACGATGGTATGCCTAGACCAAGTAAGGATGATGACTTTGAATCATGGGAGCATTACTTTATTGCCATGTATGAAGTTGGATTATTGGCAGTATTAAAAGACAATCCAAAACTAGTAGAATGGCTAACTAATGACCAAACAAAATAAAATAAGTGATGATGGAATACTATGGCTAATAATCATATCTGGAATATTCATTGTTACAACAGTTCTTACAATGATTGTTATGGCAAATATGCCTAAAGAAAATTGTTGGGATAAATATCCTAATAACGAAGTCCAAGCGATTCTAAATTGCGAAGGAAAAGAATAATGGAACACGACCTATTAGAAGTAGTCTTTGGCATTAATCACATTGTTGCCGAATTCTTTTGGAATGCTGTATTTGCTATCATAGTATATGGATTCACAAAGGCTAGAACACTACGCAAAATTCACAAGTATGTGGATAGTAAACATAATATAGAGCACGAGGAGTATTAAAATGAATTTAGATTCAGAATTTATCAAGGCAGTTGGAATTACATTCGATGAAGCAGAAAAACTGCTTCTTAAAAAGCACAAAGACTATGGACCAAAGAATATTTCTGGTAGTCCAGGAGGAGCAATAAATGGACTTAGAGTTAGAATGCACGACAAGTTGGCTCGCATTAACAATCTTTATGATTCTGGTGCTACCCCCGAAAATGAAAGTCTTAGGGATTCTTTTATTGATATGGCAAACTACGCAATTATCGCAATGCTGGTATTAGATGGGAAGTGGGATAATGATTAAGGCACCAGAAGATGTTGTCATTATTAAATTAGATAAGAAAGATACTGGACCAGAGAAATCTGCCAGTGGTCTTCTTATTATTAGAAGTGAAACCGATGAGCCTAAGAACATTGGTACTGTGTATGCAGTAGGCGAGGGTAGGCAATTAAAGAGTGGTGTCCGTATCCCAATGGAAGTCAGGGTTGGCGATAAGATTATGTTTAATCCTGGTGGTACAATGAAATTTAAGCATGAAGGTGAAGACTATTTATCTTTATTTAGTGTAAGCATTCTTGCTATACTTGAAGAAGATGAAAATGAAGATAGTTCTAGTAATTCCTTGGAAAGCAACTCCTAGTAGAGAGAAGCCTTTAAAGGCTGTCCTTGATTGGTATAAAACTAATTTACCAGACATTGAAGTAATATTTGCCAATGCTTCTGAAGATATGTGGCTACCAAGTGCTAGTCGTAATATAGGGGTAAAAAGGGCACAGGAGGCTCATGCAGACGTTGTAATAATGAATGACGCTGATACTATACCAGAAATTTTATCTTTATTAGAAGCCATAAATGCAGCAAATAATGATGAATTAATTCATTTACCATATATGGATGCAAGGTATTTAGATGAAGAATCTAGCGAACAGTACTACAATAATGATAAGGCACTTCAGGACTGCAAGCATACATCGTTTCCATATCCACAATCAGATGGTGGGCTTTGGGTTTTCAAGCCACAGAGTTGGTGGGATATTGGTGGAATGGACGAACATTTCAAGCAATGGGGATATGAAGACAGAGCATTACATTTCGCCCATGTTATTATCAAGAAAGATAATTTTGTCAGACATTCTGGAACAATATATTCTTTCAATCATCAGCCACAGATTCACGACAACAATTTTAATAAAAGTTCTGAAGAAAATAGAGACCATTTTATGAGATATTATCAGGCAGATACTCCAGAAAAAATGCTTAAACTTGTTCGTGGATATTAATCTTTGTAAATCTTATTTAAAATTTTTACTAAAGTTTCTGTATACTCTGTTCTGTTTCCATGGTTAGAATAAAAATAACTGTCGAAATCTTGTTTTCTAGTTAATTGATTTTGAATACTTAATCCACCAACAAGAGCCTTTCTATCCCATTTTTCCTGCGAAAGTCTTAGATTTCTTTGCCAGGATTTTTCATAGTCTAGTCTGTGCAAGTGATATAGATGTAGGGTATTGGTTACAGGAAATTGTGGGGTAGAGGTATGGTAGCCATAAACATAAGTCAAAGGAATGCTTGTCAACAAAGTTTTGTTATAGTCACCATTAGTAATAATACCATCCAAAATAATTTCATATCCAAAACAACGATAGGCAGTGTCCGTAGCCTCTTCAATAAATGATTTTAAAGATTGATTCTCAGGAGCAACAATCTCATCACAGTCTACAAACAAAACATACTCATAACTTTCTAGCAATTTCTTTTGATATCCGTGTACCAAATCATTTAGCCAAGCATGATTAAATATCTCATCAGTGTTAACCCTTTCAACATTTATTCCTCTACTCTCAGCATCTTCTAAAATTTGTCTAGTTAATTCAGTACAGTTATGAGATACTACATAGATATCTTGGGAATCAAAATGTTCCTCGTAATACTTCAACCAAATAGGAAGAAAAAAGTCTTCATCGTGTTGCACAGTGAACACAGCAGATTTACGCATAGTTATCCTTTACAAAATCAAATGCTTGTTTGATTGCATCATCAGAATCAATGTATCTATAGGTTGCGAGTCTTCCAACTAAACCAACATCGTGATGGTTAGCAAGTTCAACATACTTATTGTAAAGTTCCTCTGACTCATCTGTTCTTACTGGGTAATGCTTATCATCACAAGCAATTTCAATACCAATCCAACCCCCCTTGTATCCAAGTCTGTCATAGTCAATCATTCTCTGGAATGGAATTTTCTCATCACTAAATGTATAAAAGTCTGCATCTAGTCTAACTTCAGACTGAAAGTGAACAGAACGCATACCACGATATGGCAATTCTCCATAGCAGTAACCAAAGTATTCGTCAACAGCACCTGTTAAAATAACTCTATCGCCTTCTGGTAAGTCACCGTGTTTAATGCTTTTCTTTACAATGTTCTTATCTTTAGATAAGTTATTAAATAGTTTAGTATAGTTTGGAACACCTTCATATTTGTCGTGGAATACTTTACCATCTGGGTCTGTTTTAATTCTAGCCAATGCCTCTGGTGGTGGGTCAGATAGCCATTGTTTCTTGGAATAACCACGAACCTGGTCTTCAAACACCTGCTCATTCATTACTGGTGGATACCAAGGAAGCAACTCTCCACGAACATAAGACTTTAACAAAGTTTCGTGTGGCTTTACATCTGTATATTTATTTACAAATTCCCATACATCTTCATAGTCCGTATGCATGACGTGAACAAATTTTTGATAGTTTTCATTATCTACACAAGCCCCACCAATTTCATCACGTTCGTAAATGATTACATCTTCATCAGTGATAAGATTTGCAATTGTTAGACCAACAATTCCAGCACCTACAATATGAACTGTCATAACTTTTCAATAAACTTTCGGTTCTCTGGC